CTTAGAGCTATGGGAATTCCCGTAACAGAGTTTACACCGAGCCGTGGACAGGATAAGATAGCTAGGGTAAACGGTGTTACTGATCTGTTTGCAAGTGGTGTAGTTTGGTATCCACCAACAAGATGGGCAGAAGAAGTTATAGAAGAATGTGCTGCATTTCCTGCAGGAGACCATGATGATTTGGTTGACTCTACTACACAAGCGCTGTTAAGATTCAGGCAGGGTGGCTGGATCAGAACCACAATGGATGATTGGGATGATGAACCCAAATACAGAAGACCAGTTGAGTATTATTAGAGGAAATTAATATGGCTATTGAAAAACCTATGGTTCCATTTACTGAAGACGATGATGTTATTGATGAGGATATAACTGTAGAGTTAAAGAATCCTGAATCGGTGTCCGCAGAGAATCCAGACGCAGTTTCTATTGAAACAGAAGATGGAGGTATGATTATTGACTTTACCGGTGAGCAGGTAGAGGAAATAATGGGAGGTGAGTTTGACAGGAACCTTGCGGAAGAAATAGAAGAAAATGATCTACAAGAAATGGCAAGCGAACTGTTAAGCAGTTTTCAATCAGATAGGCAATCAAGAAGTGAATGGGCCAAAAGTTATGTCAAAGGGCTTGATCTTCTTGGGATGAGAATAGAAGAAAGACAGCAGCCTTGGGCTGGATCATCTGGTGTATTCCACCCAATCCTTACAGAATCAATAGTTAGATTTCAGGCACAGGCTATGGGAGAGATATACCCTGCTTCAGGTCCCGTAAGAACAAAGATAATTGGGAAAATATCTGTAGAAAAAACAGAACAGGCTAAAAGAGTCGAAAACGAAATGAATTACCTTCTTACAGAAGAAATGACAGAGTATCGTGACGAAACAGAGCAGTTATTATTTAAATTACCTTTAGCTGGATCAGCTTTCAAAAAAGTATATTACGACCCCATCATGGAAAGGCCATGCGCAATGTTTGTCCCCGCCGAGGACTTTGTGGTTTCTTATGGCGCATCTGACCTTATGACATGTGAGAGATATACACATGTTATGAAAAAAACATCAAATGACATCATGAAACTGCAAAGTACCGGTTTTTATCGTGACATAGAATTGCCAGATCCAGAACCTGATATGTCAGATATACAAGAAAAATATGATGAGCTAGATGGAGAAACCGCCACTATTGAAGATGATGACAGGCATACTCTTCTTGAAATGCATGTTGATATGGAAATGCCAGAGCCGTTTGATGAAGAAGATGGGATAGCAAGACCTTATGTGATTACAATAGATAAATCATCAAGGGAAATATTATCTATCAGAAGGAACTATTACGAAGATGACAAAAAGAAAAGAAAAAGGCAATACTTTGTCCACTATAGGTATCTCCCCGGGCTGGGCTTTTACGGAACAGGACTTATACACCTCATCGGAGGCCTTGCAAAAAGCGCAACCTCAATACTTAGACAGCTCATCGATGCCGGTACGTTGTCGAATTTGCCTGCTGGTCTTAAGGCTAGGGGTCTTCGTATCAAAGGTGATGATTCGCCTCTCATGCCGGGTGAATTCCGTGACGTTGATGTCCCGGGTGGTGCAATCCGTGACGCTATTACTTTCATTCCTTACAAAGAGCCGTCATCGGTATTGTACCAATTACTTGGAAATATCGTTGAAGAAGGAAGAAGAATAGGGTCGGTAGCCGATATACAGGTTGGGGACATTAACGCCCAAGCTCCTGTAGGGACAACTCTTGCATTGATGGAAAGGTCAATGAAAGTTATGTCTGGTGTTCAAGCCAGACTTCATGCAGCATTAAAGAATGAGCTTAGACTGCTTGCTGCTGTTATTAGAGATTATATGGATGACAGTTATGCTTATGAGATGGAAGGAGATTTTTCCAGAACAAAAGATTTTGACAAAAGAATTGATGTTATTCCAGTATCTGATCCGAATGCAGCAACAATGTCACAAAGAGTTATGCAATATCAAGCAGCACTTCAACTGGCACAACAAGCACCGCAGTTATATGATATGGGCAAACTCCATAGACAAATGCTCGAAGTTTTAGGCATCCAAGATGCTAGTTCAATTATTAAATTACCAGAGGACATTAAACCAGCTGATCCTGTAACGGAAAACATGGCAATGCTTAAACAAGAGCCAGTTAAAGCTTTTAAGTATCAAGATCACGAAGCTCATATTAGAGTTCACATGGCTGCAGCTAATGATCCAAAAATAAAAGAAATGGTAGGTCAGTCACCTTTTGCTGGTGCAATACAGGCAGCTTTATCAGCGCACATAACAGAACATGTGGCATTCCAATACAGAAAAGAGATTGAAAAGAATCTTGGTGTTGCTATGCCTAATGAAGAAAAGCCATTGCCTGAAGATACAGAGGAAGAATTGTCAAGAGTTACCGCAGAAGCTGCTGAAAAGCTTTTGAAATCAAACAATGCAGAAGCACAACAACAAGAAGCGCAGAAACAACAGCAAGACCCTCTTACTCAAATACAGCAGAGAGAATTGGCAATAAAAGAGCAGGAGCTAGAACACAAAAAACAAATGGATATAGCAAAGCTGGAGCTTGAGGCGCAGAAAGCGATGATGAATGATAAAAATCAAACCGAAAGATTGGAATCTGAAAACAAGAGAGAAGGTGCGAGACTTGGTGTTGCCCTTACAAAACATTCTTCAGACGCTCAAATTCAATCTCAAAAGATTAAAAATGAGGCTGTTGCAGAAGGTACTAGGCTTGCGTTAGAAACAGTTAAAGATCTTACAAATGAGTAAAAATGAAACTATATACACCCACATTATTAAAAAAATTAGAGAAGAATCGGATGCCGTTTCTTTTCATTTGGCTTCAGGTAGAGTAAAAAACTTTGAGGAATATCAAAGACTTGTGGGAAAGATAGAAGGTTTATCTATATCAATAGAATTACTTGAAGAGGCTGAAAAAAGATATATCGAAGATTAGGGGCTTTTCAAATCGTCAATAGTTGTGTATATTTAAAATAACGTTATTTCAGACGCTTGAGTCTGCAAGGTTACGGTGAACCTAAATCACTGCAAAAAGGAACAGAGATGTACTCTGCAGAAAAAATAGAACTAGACGAAGATACTACTCGTAAATTACCTGAACCACAGGGCTATAAATTACTAATAGCAATACCAAAATTAGAAGAAAAAACTAGTGGTGGCGTTATTATTCCAGACAAACTAAAAGGAATGGAGCAGACAGCTTCTATTATAGGGTTGGTCATAGCAATGGGAAAAGCTGCGTACAACGATGCAGACAAGTTTCCGGATGGGCCATACTGTAAAGAAGGTGATTTTGTGATATTTAGATCATATTCTGGAACAAGATTTAAGCTTAGAGGCGAAGAATTTAGGTTAATTAATGATGACACAGTTGAAGCTGTTGTCGATGATCCTAGAGAATATACGAGGGTATAATGGAAAATACAGCAGAAAAAATAGAACAAGAAATTGAAATGGAAAGCCAAGACCTTGAGATAGAGGTTGTGGATGACACACCTGAAGAGGATCGTGGTAAACCAAAGAGGGCAGAAAATATACCTCCGCAAATACCAGATGACGATGAGGTTTCTAAATATTCTGGTGACGTACAAAAAAGAATTAAGCAATTAAAATATGAGTATCACGAAGAGCGTAGACAAAAAGAAGAAGCTAAACGTCTAAGTGATGAGGCTATCACCGCCACACAAAAGCTCATGGAAGAAAATAGGAAATTAAAAAAGACCCTTGATGATGGAGAGGGTGTTTTAGTTGAGCAAGCAAAAGGCAGAGTTCAGGCTCAACTAGAAAAGGCAAAGCAAGAATATAAAGAGGCATATGAGGCTGGTGATTCAGACAAGTTAATTGAGGCTCAAGAAAAATTAAGCACAATACAAAATGAAAAGTATAGGGTAGATAACTACAAGCCCCCAGTAAGAGCAGTAGAGCCTGAAGTTTCTCCTCCACAACAGGCTCCTGCTCAACCAAAGGTACAGGAACCTACAGGGAAAGATAAGGAATGGCTTGAAGCGAATAGCGATTGGTTTCAAAAAGAAGATCATGAAGATATGACAGGGTACGCTATGGGTGTACACCAAAAGCTAGTCAAAGCAGGATTAAATCCTAAACTAGACACAGAAGAGTATTATAGAAGAATTGATGAGGCTATGGGAAAAGCTTTTCCAGAGCATTTCAACTCAAACAAGCAGAGTGTTGAGACAGAAGAGGTAGAAGCACCTCAACGTTCTGCTGGTAACGTGGTTGCCCCAGTTAACAGAAGTGCAAAAAAACCACGCAAAGTGCAGCTAACCTCCACCCAGATTGGACTCGCTAAACGTCTGGGAGTTACACCTGAACAATATGCAGCGCAATTATTGAAGGAGTCAATATAATGGCTAATAGAGATTCACGCACACTTGAGACTAGAGAAACTACAGAACGTAAAGTAACTTGGAAACGAGCAAATGCTTTACCTGACCCCGATCCACAAGAGGGAGTAGAATTCCGTTGGATACGCACATCAACACTAGGTCAGAATGATAACACTAATGTTTCTTCTAAATTTCGTGAAGGCTGGGAGCCAGTAAGGCTGGAAGATCATCCAGAACTTAAAGTTTTACCCGATGTAGACTCCAAATTTAAGGGTAATGTAGAGGTTGGGGGACTGTTACTTTGCAGGAACTCAAAAGAAAACATGGATGCTCGAAGAGAATTTCATCGCAATGCTACTGCAAGTCAGATGGCAGCTGTAGATAATAATTATATGAGAGAATCCGATCCCCGTATGCCAGTACTCAAACCAGAGAAAAGCACACGCAAATAAAATAAATTTTAACTTTTAACTTAAGGAGACTAATATGTCCGCAACAGCAGCTCCTTTCGGTTTAAGACCAGTTGGAAACATGTCTGGAACTTACAATGGTTCTTTTAGGCAGTATCCAATACTGAGTACTTATTCCACAGGAATAGCTTTCGGTGACGTTGTAAAGCTCAACGATGCCGGATCAACTACCACTATCCAAAAAGATACTGGTACAACTTCAGCAACACCTATAGGAATTTTCTTAGGGTGTAGGTATACTGATCTAAGTACAAGTCAAACACAGTTTAACCAGCAATGGACAGGAACAGCTCATACTAATGCAATGGCATATGTATGTGATGATCCTAACATCTTGTTTGAAATTCAAGCAGATGGTTCTGTTAATGATGATGACTTAGCAGCTAACTGTGCGTTAGTACAGGGTGCATTAAATGCTACTTTAGGTATTTCTAGGGTTTCATTAGACATCAGTACTGCAGCAACTACAGCATCTTTACCAATTAGAATTGTTGATTGGAAAGGTGGTTACGATGGTGATGAAAAGGGCACAGCATATCCAATTATGCTTTGCAAATTCAACACTGGTCATCAACTTGGTATAGGTGCCGTTTCTGGTAACGCACCATCAGCAGCTTAATAGGGAGATTGAACTATGGCTATTTCAAGAGCGCAACTCCTTAAAGAGTTGTTACCGGGTCTAAACGCCCTTTTCGGTCTAGAGTACCAAAAGTACGAAGACGAGCATGCAGAAATCTATGACGTTGAAAATTCAGAGCGTAGCTTTGAAGAAGAAGTCAAGTTGTCAGGATTTGGTGCGGCACCAATCAAGCAGGAAGGTGCAGCTATATCATATGATACAGCTCAAGAGTCTTTTACTGCTAGATATAACCATGAAACTGTTGCTATGGGTTTTTCTATCACTGAAGAAGCGATGGAAGACAACTTGTATGACTCACTATCAGCGAGATATACAAAAGCATTAGCAAGAGCTATGGCTTATACTAAGCAAACAAAGGCAGCTTCATTGCTTAATACAGGGTTTGACACTTTCACAAGTGGAGACGGACAATTTCTATTTGATACAGATCATCCGACTGTAGCAGGTGGTAATAACCGTAACAGACCTACATCTGGTGCTGATTTGAATGAAACATCTCTAGAGCAAGCCGTTATTGATATTGCAGCTTTTGTTGACGAAAGAGGCTTATTAATTGCAGCAAGACCTAGAAAACTTATCATTCCACCTGCGTTAATGTTTGTTGCTACAAGAATTCTGCAATCAGAATTAAGAGTGGCTACTTCAGACAACGACACAAATGCATTAAGATCAAATGGGTCAATCCCAGAAGGTTATTCTGTTAACCACTACTTAACAGATAGCGATGCCTTCTTCTTGACTACAGATGTTCCTAATGGAATGAAGATGTTTGTAAGAACACCTATGTCAACTGCAATGGATGGAGATTTCAACACAGGTAATGTAAGATACAAAGCCCGTGAGAGATATTCATTTGGTGTATCAGACCCACTAGGCATCTACGGATCACCCGGTGCGTAAATAAACTACGAAGGGGCGTTATTCGCCCCTTTACTTTTTCCCTTAACAGTTACATTATGTAATTGACACTTGCCACGATAAGGAGATTTAAATGGCTAACTCAACTTTTACAGGACCAATACGTTCAAAAAATGGTTTTAAATCTATCACAGAAAACGCAACCACTGGCGTTGTTGTTAGTGATATTACACTTTCCACATACACAGCTGACATCACTATTGCCGCAACAGGCACAGCTTTCACAGAATCATCAATAGGAATACCAAGCAACTTTATACCTATGGGTGTTGCAGTAACTGTAACAACAGCTACAACTAATGCCGTTAATTTAGTTGATATAGGAACAGACGCAGATCCAGACGGATTTGTTGATGGTATCACAGCAGCTCTTAACAGCACAGGATTCAAGGGATTTTTCCCATGTAATGGTATATTAGGAATGTCTGGTGGTGCAACAACAGCAGCCACAGAGACAGCTGATGAAGTTGAGATTGTTATATCTGGAGCTGCAGGCGGTTCTGGTGGAGCTGTATCATTAAAGTTCTTTGGTATATCATCTAATTCACCAACTGCTTAATAGGAGGTTAATATGTCAGGTCGATCAGACGCAAAGGCATTTAACATTAGTCAAGGTGACGCTGCGGCTGTTCTAGGTCCTCAAAGATCTAGAATAAGACAGGTTGTTATATTTGGTAACGCCGCAGGTGCATTTACTATTAAAGATGGATCAGGCGGAGCAGACTTGTTGGTTCAAAGCTTTCCTGCTGGTTTGCACACTTTGAACATACCAGATCAAGGAATATTGGCTGAGAATGGAGCTTATATTCATGCATTTACAGGGTCTGGGAATAAACTAACTTTGTTCTTGTCATAATGCCTGTTAATAAGAAAAAAGGCACTATGAAAGGTCACACTATATCTGGTGGTCATAAACGCCCAACAAAATCTGGTGCGGGTATGACTGCCAAAGGTGTAGCTAAATATCGTAGAGACAATCCCGGATCCAAACTAAAAACAGCAGTAACCGAAAGCAAACCAAGTAAAGCTAGAGCAGCTAGACGTAAATCATATTGCGCTAGATCTGCGGGTCAAATGAAAAAGTTTCCAAAAGCGGCAAAGAATCCTAATAGTCGATTGCGTCAAGCCAGAAGAAGGTGGAAGTGTTAATGGAAAAAAATGTTCAATCTTTGCAAATAGAGTTTGCTGAGTGGAAATCTAAACAAGATTACTTAGTAAAACATGTTGATGAGTTAAGGTCAGATATGACAGATCTTAAAAAAGCTGTTTTCCAAGCTAAGTGGATGCTTGTGGGTGCTTTAACTGTTATTGCTGTTTCTAATACAGGAGCGATAACAGAATTATTATCGATGTTAAAGTAAATGATATCTAGAGCTTCAATGAAAAGTCAAATGAAAGGAAACAAAATGGCATTACCAAAACCAAGACCAAAGAATCTTAAAAAGAAGAAAATTGGTGACGATTTAGTTGCTGGAATTAAAAGTTTTTTTACCGGTTCTAAGAAAAAAGTTCCTGAAAATAAAAAGAGTCCGATTAGAAAATTAGCTGATGCCAAAAAAACTAAGAAGGATACTTTAATTAAATCCCAAAAAGAATCTACAAAATTTATAGGCAAGAAAGCAAATGCTACTGTAGATCCTAGAATAGTTAAAAAGGCAAAGCCTAAAAAGGGGCCAATAGTTACAAAAGAGCAGTTAAAGAAATCAGGTTTAAGTCTTCGTGATTATATGAACTTTCAACAAGGCAAGACAAGAAAGAAAGGCCCTGTAGTTCCTAAGAGAGTTGCTCCATCAGCAGGCGCTGGTAATGTTAAAACAGGTGATAAAAGACGTAATGTTCCTATAAAAAAACGCTATGGCGGATCTATGAAAGGCAAAAAATAACATGAAAAAGAAACCTGTTCAAAAAAAGAATATAGGTAAAATGTTAGAAACCTTTTCTCCAGCTTACAGTATCATGAAGGGCAAAGGCCCAATGAGTAAATTAGCATCTGCTTTAGGAAAGACAGGTCTTAGTCCTATAGGTTCTTTGGCAATGGACAAAAGAGAAGAGGCAAAGAAAAGAGCAATGGCCATGCAGGGCGCAAACCAAATGACACCACTGGCATCCAATAAAATGACAGAGATGCAAAGATTGTTTGCTGGGGGACCCATTAAAAGGAAAAGATCTATAGATGGTTGCGCTATGAAAGGAAAGACTAGGGCAAAATAATGATCGATATTGTTTGCCCAAAATGCAAAACTGCCTTAGATGAAAAAGCTGAAAATTCTACAACTTGTAAAGCTTGTGCAATGATTATTACAGATCATGTATGGGAAAGTAAATTTGGTTATGAGTGGGTTAAAGAATTAGAGGAATTGCAAAATGCCCAATCGTAACTATCGTGGCGAGTACGATAACTACCATAAAAAGAAAGAGCAAAAAAAAAGACGAGCTAGTAGAAATACAGCTAGGTCAGTTATGAATGCTGCTGGTAAAGTTAAAAAGGGCGATGGTAAAGACGTAGCTCATAAGAATGGTAATCCCAAAGATAACAAAAAGAAAAATCTTACAGTAAAATCTGCGTCAGTTAATAGATCTTTTCCAAGAACAAAGAAGGCTAAAAAAGTAAATAGGAGATCCTGATGAAAGTTACAAGATTAAATAGTGGTGGTTTTTTAACTTCTGGAACAGATGCTGGTGATCTTCAAATATTAAGAACAGCAAAAAATATAGACGATGGCTCTGGGATGAAAGCTGGTGGTAGAGTTAAGAAAAGTAGAGTTAATGAAGCGGGAAACTATACAAAGCCCGGATTAAGAAAAAGAATATTTAATAGAATAAAGGCAGGTGGCAAGGGTGGTAGACCCGGTCAATGGTCTGCTAGAAAAGCACAGATGATGGCCAAAGCTTACAAGAAAGCAGGTGGCGGCTATAAATAAAGGATTAATTTATGGTTGTCGCAGAGATATTAACAGGAATAGCTTTAGTAAAAAAAAGCGTTGATTTCATAAAAGAAAATATATCTACGGTTCAAGATATACAAGGCATAGCTAAACAAATAGACGGCTTCTTTCTTGGCGAAGAGCAGATGAATAAGGGGCAAGGGAAAGGTATGTCTATTATGGAGCAATTTGGTTCAGTTGAATCAAGTGCTACAGATTACATAGATAGAAAACTTTTAGAAGAAAAGCGACAAGAGCTAAAACAAATTATTAATTTAAGATTTGGACCTCAAGCATGGGATCAGATTATTGCTGAAAGAGCTGACAGAATAGCAAAAGCTAAAGAGGCTCAAAGAAAAGCCAAGATAGAAGCAAAAAGAAAACAAGACGAGATATTAGAGGTTATTAAATGGGTTGGCTATGGGTTTATAATCATTGGTTTGATTATCGGTTTGACGGTTGCAGGTGTAAAAGTTTATGCGAAAGATTACACAAGAGATCAAAAAATAAGAAATGGAACTTTAACTGTTCCCAAAATGACTACCTGCAGATTAAAAAAACAAAAAGTATTTAAAGATAAAATGGCTTGCATTTATGTTGGCGCACAAAAGACATATGAATTAGAGTTCACTGATATTCATGTAGGATGCCCACGCAATTATCAATGTGTTTTCAATCCTAATGGTCAAGAGCCTTCAATAGATAAAGTAATGGAAAGCTTAAGGAGCATTGCTAAATGAGTCCGTGTATTGGTGTTTGTAAGTTAGATGATAATAAAACTTGTATTGGTTGTAAAAGAACAATAGAGGAGATTAAAACCGCTTATGAAAAAATTACAAAAAAATAGTATATATGAAGAATATGATGAAGATGGTGACGGCATTGTAACAGATGAAGAGCTGTCTCATGTTAAAGAAATTAAAAAAACAGAAGACGAGTTAAGGAAACATTTAGCTCAACTTAGAATGGCTAGATATACTTTAATATCTATGGGTATATTTACAGTTGCTATGTTTTTCGTAGACTTGGAAAGAGTTAAGGCTTTATCTGATATAAGTAATTTGTTTTATTTGTCTGGTGCTGGTATAGTGGGAGCATACATGGGTACAACGGCATGGATGAGTAAAAAGTAATGTCTGGTTTAAAAAAATCACAGAGGTCTCTTCGTGCATGGACAAAACAAAAATGGCGAACCAAGAGTGGCAAACCTAGTACACAAGGGCCAAAAGCAACCGGTGAGCGTTACTTACCTGCGAAAGCAATTAAAGCTCTATCGCCCTCTGAATACGCAGCCTCTACGGCTCTTAAACGAAAAGCAATTAGAGCAGGTAAACAAGTGGCTAAACAACCCAAGAAGGTTGCACGAAAGACGAAAAATTATAGAAAGGTCACATAAATGGCAGTAGTAGTACCAGACATACCTGATTTGTTTGAGGAAGCTTACCAAAGAGCAGGATTAGAGCTTAGAACTGGTAATGATTTAAGAAACGCAAGACGCAGCTTTAATATATTAACTATGGAATGGCAGAACAGAGGCTTAAACCTTTGGACTATAGAGGCAGGTACTCAAGCATTAACATCTGGTACAGCAACATATACATTGCCAACAGATACAGTTGATTTGGTTGAGCATCAAATAAGAACTGGCACAGGGGTCAATCAAGTTGACACCAATCTAACAAGGGTTAGCGTTTCAACATATGCACAACAATCTGCCAAAAATTCCACAGGCAAACCTACACAAATATTTATACAAAGACTAGCGGGATCAACAACTGCTACATTATGGCCTGTTCCAGACAGTTCTGATACATATACTTTATCTTATTATAGGATAGCAGGGATAGACGGCATATCATCTGGTATAGATGGAACAACAACATCATTTGTGCCACCTAGATTTGTGCCTTGTCTTGTTTCTGGTTTAGCTTATTACATAGCTATGAAAAGACCAGAAGTTGCAAATAGAGTTGTACCCCTTAAACAGGAATATGAATTCCAGTTTGAACTAGCAGCAGGGGAAGACACAGAAAGTGCGTCTGCTAGATTTGTACCTTATGACACATTTTATGGAGCTTAAAGGAGATTGTAATGTCTAGATCAGAAACTAAAAAAAAACAAGAAGAGATGTTTAAAAAAAGAAGAAAAACTGTTAAAGAAGGTAGAATAATCGACAAAAACAAAGACTACACTGTAAGAGAAGATGGGAAAAAAGTTCTTAAAAAGAGATCAATAGTAAAAGATTTAGGCAAGGTTCTTCCGTTTCTTCCTGTAGGAAGAATGGGTAATATAGTATCTAAAGTGCCGGGTGTAAAAAACACTCTTACAAGAATAGGTGACAAAGTTATAAAAGGCGCAAGAAGCGTTGGTAACAAAATACAACAAAGAAATGTTAAAGGGCAAGGCAGTGGTAAGATTAATCCTCCTAAAGTTAATCCAAGAGCAAGCAGAGTTACAACAACAAGAAATACAGGAGGAGGACAGGGAAGCGGCAAATTTATTACTCAAAGAAGTAACAGATCCACTAATACACAAATTACAAAGCCAAAAAATACACAGCTAAAAAAACCTAGTACATCTTTAATAAAAAGACCAAACCAAAACAGATCAAAGTTATCAAATCCCTTTCCAAAACTTGCCGCAGATATTGCATTAAAGGGTTCTCTTATAAGTAGTCCATCTATAGGTAAGGAAAATAAAATTGAAAAGCCAAAAATTA